ATGGCTATTTCAGATAGTTATCTAAAGTCGTGCCTCGGGCGCGAACGAGACAAGGTAGAAGAGAAGGCTGACCGGGACGGCCTTTGGGTGCGCATTTCTAAAAAGGGCGCCGTCACCTTTTTTTACCGTTTCCGCTTTCTGGGGAAGCAGGACAAGATGACGATCGGCAGTTATCCTGAGTTCGGTTTAAAGGCCGCGCGCGATGAAGTAGCCAAATGGGCTGCGATTCTTGCCCGCGGGGAAAATCCTCGAATCAGGCAAAGCCTCGATAAAGCAAAAATAAACAGCCAGTACACATTCGAGGAACTTTTCCGCGAATGGCACGCCATGGTTTGTATCCAGAAAGAAACAGCAGGGCAGATCCTGCGGACGTTCGAACTTCACGTTTTCCCTAAACTAGGTAAATACCCGGCACACCAGCTGACGCTACATAACTGGCTTACGGTTCTGGACAGACTGGCGCAGGGTTATAGTGAGATCACCCGCCGGGTAATCAGCAACGGCCGGCAGTGCTATTCATGGGCGGTTAAACGTCAACTACTTGAGGCCAATCCTCTGTCTGAAATGTCTGGCCGCGATTTCGGGATCCAGAAGCAGATGGGAGAGCGCACCCTTGATAGAAAAGAACTGGCGATAGTATGGCGAGCTATTGAGGACTCGCGCCTGATGGAACGAAACAAGATACTTTATAAACTCTCTCTGCTATGGGCATGCAGGGTCGGCGAACTGAGACAGGCCGAAGTATCGCATTTCGATTTTGAAGAGGGAATCTGGACCGTTCCATGGGAAAACCACAAAACCGGGCGGAAGAGTAAAAAACCGATACTTAGACCGATAATTCCAGAAATGCTACCGTTGATAAAACGGGCCATTGATCTTGCACCTGGTCGCTTCGTTTTCTCTAAGTACGAAGATAAGCCGATGAGTGAAGGCTTCCATATGAGCATCAGCAGCAACCTGGTTAAGTTCATGCTGAAAGCTTATAACGAGCAAGTGCCACACTTCACGATTCACGATCTGCGCAGAACTGCGCGCACAAACTTTTCTGAGCTTACCGAGCCGCATATTGCCGAGATAATGCTGGGGCATAAACTGCCCGGCGTATGGTCTGTATATGACAAGCATACGTATATAGAAGAAATGAGAGAGGCATATGGCAAGTGGTGGGCCCGACTGATGAGCATCATCGAGCCCGATGTACTGGAGTTCACGCCGCGTCAGGCCGGATAAGGCGACCTTTGTTATCGCGGGGCAGATTCAGATGTGACATTGGCCGTCTGGTTTTTCTAACCATCTCTTTTTGCTGCCAGGCGACAACTTTGCTTTTCAGCCATTTGTTCGGGCCGCCCATATATGAACAGTCTGGATCAGGGAAGGGGTTTTCGCTCTTTTTACGCTTGCGATAGCGATCCAGTGTTCTCGGTGTAATGCAGAGTTGTTCGCAGATATCGCGCGTTTTCATCAATTCGAGTTCATTGCTCATCATTATCTCCATTGGCCCCTTTCGGGGCCGTATCATTATCAGGAAACTTGCCCAGCCAGTGCGCGCAGTCTACGTGCGCAATTCATAGCAGTAGCCACGTAACTGCAGCGTCGGTTAACCACCTCAACAGTGATTTTTGAACCCTGCACCACGACGGTATAAGTCCGCTTCATTTTCTGCCGGCCATAATCGCCATAAAGCTCAACGTGTTTTGCCAGTGCCGCATCGCACGCCTGGCGGCCCAGCGGTGATTGCTTGCTTCGGTTAATCAGTCGCATATTCACCTCACACAAAAACATCAACTGGATCGCCAGCTGCGCGCGCGTTGTCGTTCGCTTCCCGGCGGAGGCCGAGAACATAGCCAACGGGATCCCAACTGGACAGAATTGCATTGAGCTCTTTATGGCTGTGCCAGGTAGTCAGGCGCTTTTTAAGCTCGGTGGCGCAGGCGCGCACGTTAGCCCGGGTGGGGCCGGCCATCTTCATGCATAAGCACAAAGTCAGAAGCAGATCCGAATATTCGTCGGCGGCTGCACGCAATGCTGCCGGGTCGATGCTGGCTTCCAGCTCAGGTAATCGATGTTTAAGACTCATGCTGCACCACCTTCAACGCGCTTGAACTCGATAACCCAAACCCAGGGGTTGGCTTTCCAGCTCTCCTCGCCGTAGATTGAGTCCCACAGCTCGCGGAATGCTAAACCGGCTTCCATAGGGCCAGATGCGGCAATAACACCCTCGGCGCGTGCATCGTCCTGGCTCATGCTGCGTAGGCGCTCCACGCGCACGCCGGTGATTTCCAGCAGAATGCGGCTGGCCCAGCGCGGCATGTGCAGCGAAGGAGTCCATTTCTCAGGCGTTGCCGGTTTATTGCAGACAGCTACGGGTACACGGCGGGTTTGCTCCGTCCATGAATTTCGCTCGCTGGCTTTGTATACCAGGGTAGCGACGTCTGTAGCCCGGCTATGCACCCGAAAAGCCTCCCGCACCCAGATGCGGTCGCCGACAGCACCAAACGGACATGGGTGCCAGAAATCGCAAGCATGCTCTGCATCTTCGCTCCACGGCCATTTGCTACCGTCTTCACGCTCACCAATTTCAGTGAACCGAGTCTGTTTCCATTTGATAGGTCTCCGGGTCTGCGTCTTCCGGCCGTCGAGCAGCGCCCGCACCATCTCCCCGTTAAAAATCATCCCGCGTTCAGTAATTTTCGTCATATCGTTACCGGGAGGGCGAACCCTCCCGCCTCCCTTAGCCCACGTATTCCGGTTTCATGTCGTCCAGGGTGATGCGGAACTGCTCATACAGTTCATCACCGAGGTGGCGGCGCGATGAGGTCAGGGTGCTTTCTGCCTTCGCGAATAACGCTTCGGCTTCCGGATCCCCCGGGTTAGGAAGTGAATTTATGGCGGCCTCAACTTTGTTCTTCGCATCAACAAGGTAGTAGCGTTTCACCGCCTTACTCTTCAGTTCGGTATACAAAGCAGTACCCAGCAGAGCTTTCTGTGATTCGATGTCTACACGAATGGCTTTGGCCTGGTCCACTGAGTCAGCTTTATCAATCCGGTCTCGGAGTTCGTCAGCAACAGAGTCAACGTTAGATGCAGGCTCTTGCGTGCTGGTGGAATCGCCAACGGAGTGTGTTATCTCATTCAGCGTGACCTTTTCTGTCTGCGCCGGGTTGATAACCCTTTCTTCGCGTTCGTCAATTTCATCGGCGGTATAGACCCCGAGGATCACATCCGGGCAGTACAGTCGCGCCCAACGTTTAACGGCGAGATAGGCCAGTTGCTGACGGGGGTCGCTCGCCCACAGTGTAGAGTTGCGGACTTGTGCCTGCGAAAGCATCAGCACAAGCTCGCGAGGTTCTGATTCTCCTTTGAGCGTTGCCCAGGCGCGGACGCCCACGCCAGCTTCATCTTGCAAATCCCAGCCCGGCGCGATGTAGTCGTTACCTTTGCCGCTGGTTTTTTTAATGAAGCGGCCAACGATATTTTCCCATGCACCAAACCATTCAAAATGGATCCGGTCTTTGGTTGGAGCCATGGTGTTAATTACCGCATTCACCAGTTGTGCCTCATAGCCAAGCACACCTGAGTTACCCACGATGAAGGTTTTCTGTGCAACTGCAAACGGATCCATACCCCAACGCGCTGCTTGCATCACTACAGCCATGCACGCATCTGGTTTCCCACGATAATGCTCAGGCACGAAGTTTCCACTATTGGCCATTACTTCCGAGAGCGTGCGCAGGCGGTTGAACAATTCACCGTTCGTCAGGATAGAAACGTTGTCGATCTTCTGGGTCTGGTTTTCAGTATTTGCGACTAAATTGGACATTGTTATTCCCCCTTATGCCTGTACGCGCAGCGCTTCGAGGCGGCGCACATCAAAATCGTTAAGCTCTTCGGTGTAGTCTTCGGTAATCGGCGCCGGCCAGTCGCCAGTGTCGAAACCGTTCGCAATGGCGCGCATAGCTTTGCGGTATTCCAACATGCCGAGTTCCAGTAGTTCTTCGGATGCCTCAATGATGGCGATCCAGTGGTAGTTCTCGTCTTTGTTAACGAATATCCAGAAGAACTGGTCAAGGGCTGCGGTTTCGCAGTACATAGCCGCGCTCAGGTGGTAATCGCGCTCGATGATTTCCCGGTGCAATTTGGCGCGCAGGCCTTCCTGCTTGATGTTCCACATGCTGATGGTTTTCAGGTCCGCACCGATGCGAAGGCCGCCCATGTCTATCTCAAGGTCAGGACGCACACGAACTTCCAGCCCGGTTTCCTCATCAATGCCGAAATAACTCACCTCGACGGCTCGGCTCGGGTGCGTCAACAACTTGCCGGCGGTCGGGTGATTCAACAGTGCTTTCTGAATGGCCAGTGCCGTAGCCAGCTGCTGGCGGGTAACCAGCACTTTTCCTTCAGGGTTCTCGCGCCATGCATCCAGCAGCTCATCGGCAAACACGGCATCCGGTTTAACCGATTTCACGGCCTGAATCAGATCCGCCTTAGTACCCGATACTTTCAGCGGCTGCGCCTTCTGCGCTTCCTGAGCAACCATGTCAGGATTGATAATCGCCAGTTGTTCCAACATGGCATCACGGCTGCCGCTGGTTTTAACAGTCGCTGGCAGGGTGGCGTTGTATTCTTTGATGCAGGCTTTCATTGCTGACGCGGTAAAGTTTTTATCGTCACCAACGATTCGCTTGAACTCGTCAGGTAATTCCAGATACGCAATGCCAATTGCATCTTTGTCGCCGCCCAGCGGTACAGGAGCGGGCAGGCTGGCGTTGTGCGCCTCCAGCAGCGCCTTAATGTCGTCAGCACTCAACAGCGGCGGAAGCCCATTGTTGTATTCGTCGATAAACGCGCGGATCGTCGCAGTCGTGGTGAAGGCGCCTTCCGGGATTTCCGGCTCGATACTGAATTCTTTTTCCAGCTGATCAGGCTGCAGCGCCAGTGCATGCACCAGATTGCCCATATCCAGAACAGGAGAGCGCACCTTCTGGATGGTTTTGGATACGTGGCGCGCCTCGAAATACATCAGCGATACCCGGGCATCTTTAACCATCGTGGAGCTGATGCCGTTAGCGGCGTGGTAGACCTCATTTGGCACGCCTTCATATCGACCAGGCTCGAAATACTCCGGCCATGCTGGCGCTGCTTGTTCAGCCTTTTCCTCTTCATCGCTATGAGCACTCTCCGAAACCTGGCTTTTCAGCACTTCGGCGGTAAGATCCGGGCAGCGTTCAGCCAGTATTTTGCTCATGTTCACGGCAGTTGTTTGCGCAGGAGGCTCATCAGTGCCTTCGCCTGCTGATACCGCATTATCATTTTCGTCTTCGACCGGCTGAGCCGTTTCCATCTGCACATCGCTGGTGGTTTCCCCGGAATTAGCTGGATGTATTTTTTCTTCTGCAGCGCGCTGGCGCGCCTGGTCCACGATAGAAAGTGCTGGTGCTGGTGCTGGCTGGCTATCCATCAGACCATCAATCGAAAAAACACCATTGCCCATGTTTGAAACTTCAGGCTGTTTGGGTTTGGTCAGGTCTTCGGTTATCCACTTCGGATCCGTGGGGTCACTGATACCTTCGACATATTCGCCGCGTTCGGCGGCCAGAACCTGATTAGCGTCAGGGCGTTTCTTTTGCGCTTCTTTCACCAGTTCGGTGCCAATTACCTGAAAATCAGTTGGGAGAGTTTCCAGGTCCGGCACACCTTCATCTCCATCGATAGCCTTTTTCACAGCGTCCAGAGTGACGGCGGCAGATGAAACATGACCAGCTTTTTCAAGCGTCTCAGCAGAAGGGACGTCATGCTTATGCTCGGTCAGGTTCGCATTGATATAGGTCTGCAGACTTACCGGGAAATGGTGAATATCGCTGGTGGCGCCACGGATAAGGGCAAAAATCGCTGCGCGGGAATAATCCAGGATACCTGCGACGTTGCGCAGCGCTGCCGACCATTCCTTGAACGGACTTTCTTTCTTCTGGACAATCTCTTTGGCCCGGCGGTGAATTGATGCGGGGAAATTGTAGATATCGAAATCCATTGGCATTGTGGCCAGAGCTATTTCTACATCGAGCGTATCAAGGGTATGGGTGTAGTCAGGGTTGCGATCGGTTTTATTACCGCCGCCAGCATTCGTACCTGCATCGGTTTTCAAAACCGAAGAAATGCAGTTACCGGCAGCCCATTCCCTGGTGAGAATGCCGCGGTCGATCGCGTTCGTGGCGAACCACAGCTTAGCAAACTGGATACGCTTACCGAGCTCATGCCGTTTCCCTTCCGGGAAGACTTTTTTATTGGCGCTGGTGAATTTCCAGAGCGCCGGCATATCGTATTTTTTGATTTCAGGGACATTCTCGGCGGCCAGGATCAGGTCCTGGACGGCCGCATTATCAGTGTCCATTTCAAGAGCTGACAGCTCCTGCCGGTGAGGCATGCTGATATGATAAACGTGACGTTCTTCAGCCATGTACTGCGCCAGCAACTGAGCGCGAAAGGGGAGTTCTGCCACGTTAAAAAGCGCGCTTGAATCGTTCTGGTATTCATCGCTACCGAAACTTTCCACGGTCTCACCTTGTGCCGCGTCGCCAGTGGAATTGGCATCAAGCGGCTCTCCACTAACGGCTCCGCCATCATCGATGTGATGATCCGCTGGCGCCTGTCCTGGCTTCAAAGTCCAGGTTCGGCCATCATCGCCGAGCTGGTAGCGTTCGCACCATGAGTAATCGAGAACACCCTCCGCCGGCAGGTCGTTGAATACCGGGAAATCGGTACGAATTGGTTTTTGATAGTCTTTGCCGCGGCCTGTTTCGATCCCTGCGTCTTCCAGATCGACGTCCAGCTGCAGAAGGGCGCGAGCTTCTGATTTATTAGTGCGCCAGATTACGGCATCAGCTTTACCCGATTTTTGAGTCGCTTTTATCAGATAAAAATATTCCATGTGATAGCCTCTATTTTGGATGTAGAATCCCCCGGGCCATTGGTAGCGCCCATTCAGGGTGGTCATTGGTTTTGGTAATTTCCGGTGTAACTTTGGTCGGTGGCACCGGACGTACAGCCCGCTTCGGCGGGTTTACGTTAGCCCTCGTGAGCCATCTGGTCGTGAGAGGCGCAACGTTCTGAGCAATACTCTTTTTCTTTCCGTGCGAGCTGGTTCCCCTGGAGGTACAACAGGGTGCTTACCACTGGTTTTCCCTCGATTGCTTTACGGCAGTAACCGCATTTCTTCTGCATTCTTCCCCCTACATTTGCACCGTGAACCCGGCCGGATGCTCGTCCAGTACACCTTTCAGCGGATAACATTCAGCTTTCACGTGTTGCTCTTCTGCGGCTGCCTTGCAGTCATTCTCAGTGTCGTAAACGCCTAGCAGGACATCCTGATTACCGCCCGTCAGCATGCTAACGGTGAGAACCAGGGCAAACATCGTGCTCATGAAGGGGCTCCTTTTTGCGCGAGCATGTAGCACACCCGGCGGATGAAAGCTGACAGCGGACTTAAACGAACAGCCTGCTGACGAGCGGGTTTGCGTGCGAAATCATTCATAGAAATAACTCCCTCAGTGCGCTGATAAGCGCTATCCAGATGAAGAGTCCAATTACTGCCGAAATGACCATGGCTCTAATGCCTTGTTTACTCATTTCAACCTCTGCCTTGTCGCCGGCCAGCGGAACGTTACTACCTACTGCGCATTGATATTTCCACCTCATCCCGGCATTCGTATGCTCCGGGCAGCTACTTCGTGGGCGTCCTGCCTTGGTGGGTTGCTGCTGGTAATAAGTAAAACATTGCTTTACTATTAAGTCAAGTTTAGATGAATTGATTTGTAAAGCATTGCTGTATCCGGCGATGGGGTGCATGGCTTTAGTCGCGGTTTTCCGTATGTGTTATGCTCACAAAAACATCAATGAGGGCTAATGGTATGCGGTATGACGATGAGTTTTTCGCGAAGATGCACCCGCAAATAGCGCAGGTTATCGGGGTAGCGGTTATGCAGCTACTGGTTGAGAAGCAAGAGCCGTCAAGAGAGGCGCTGATAGAGATGATTCAGGTGTTGTGGCAGGAAGACCATGTCGATCTGGCTGTGGAATTGGCCCTTGACGTTCTGTCGCTACCAAAAGAGTACGGATAATAAAAAACCGGCGCGGTGGCCGGGTCATTATGTGCAGATAATATCTTGATGATTCAATAGTGAAATCGGCGGCTTAAACCCCTGGATCACTTAAGAACTAATTCATTCAAAGCATCAATAATCTTGGATACGTAGCTACCGAAAACGTAAACGCAGAATGAGAAAACTCCAGCTACAACGACGCCCGTTGCTTTAAACGTTGTTTTCATGGACGAGATACCGGTTTCGATATTGGCCAGCCTGCTATCTACAGACCTGATGTCTGTTTTTAGTTCAGCTATATCACGCTTGATGTACTCAACATCAGATTCAAGCTTAGCGATTCGCGATTCCATATCAGGCCCTCTACCATTGCCACTGTTAGAGGAAGCAGAAATTCCCTTCCTCTCTACAGTGAAGCTTATACTACCTTGCTGATAGGAGGGAATTGATATTTCTGCACTATCACCAACCATAAGTTAGCCTTCAATCCTTACATCAATGAAAGACACTGCCGCCCTAGTTTCAGCTTCATTCCCGCCCTCAACATTCAGTGTGGCATCGATGCGATATTGGCCGGTTGGAATACCGTGGGGTAGGGTAATTGGAGCGTCGAAAGAAACTGGCAAAAATCCGCCAATAGCCTCAATATCATCAACTCTGAATTTTTTTTGAAAGAAAAATTGAGGATATAACTCATCTTCTTTGGCTGGGCGGATAGAATAAGACGCGAGATAGACTTGACTAGGCTTTAACCCTATAAAAAATAAAGATATATCGAATGCTATTTCTTCATGCTGTTTCGCGCGAATTAATAAAACCGGCTCTCTACTTGCACCGGGGCCTTTTTGAAATGGGATAATATACGCAATTCTGGCGTATAACATTTCATCATTCATAAGCAACTCTTTGCTTCATTATTCTTCATCGCCCTTAATCCTTCTCCCCATGTACTTGGCATACAGCTCATCGAGCTCTTTGAGACGCAGAGATACGATCCGCAATATGTTCTGCTGCTCATCTTCGGGCAATTGTCGATAGAGTTCTAGCAGACGTTGCTCGTCAGCTTTAAGCCCGTTTTTCTCCCCAACATCCTCACCTAACAACCATGGAACCGAAACTCCGACAGCATCGGCGATTGCCAATGCAGATTCTTTACTGATTCGTCCTGTTTTGAACCAGCCGGAGACTGCCTGCTTACTGACGCCAGCAATCCGGGACATCTCAGTTTTTGAGATCCCTTTTGCATTCAATTCTGTAAGCCTAGAGATCAGGCCTTCGGTCGGGGTTTTATCGCTCATGTTCTCATTGTAAATAATTGCTTTACTCCTTGGTAGGCATGCTTAGGTTGACTGTAAAGTAAATTAATGCTTTACTTTGCGCTATCTAAGGAGGTCATATGACTGGTATCGAAAAAGCTATACAAAAGTCTGGTTCTGCAAGCGCGCTGGGTTTTGCTCTGGGCGTAACGAAAATGGCGGTTTCTTTTTGGCGCAAAAATGGAGTTCCATCCTCACGTGTAATCAAAATTTATGATGCGACCGGAGTAACTCCTCATGAGTTACGTCCAGATCTTTACCCCAACCCCACCGACGGCCTGCCGAAACAGGAAGGCTGACCATGCAAACACTTTCCTTTCAACAAAATACCGGATTCAACCCCGGCGCTCTGATAAAGCGAAATCAGGCGAAAGTGGCAGATCACGACGGCATTCGTTCTGCCGTTCGCGCCTGGGCTGCAGCTGAGGGCCAGGATGTTGTGTCGGCACATATCATCGATGAGTGGCGCCAGCAGGGCGGCGAGGAGATCGCGTTCCCTGATGATATCAGCCGTGCCCGACAGAAGCTTTTCCGTTACCTGGATAACGAGGTCGATTCTGAAAAGTATCGCGCGAATGTGCGTCTTCTGACGCCAGCCATCATGGCCGTCCTCCCGTTGGAATTTCGCCACCGCCTGTTGCCTGAAGACAATTTCATGTCCCGACTGGCGCGGCTGGAGAAAGAGACCAGCGAAGCGAAGGTTGCCGTTGCCATGGGAGCTCCACGTCATCAAAAGCTGAAAGAACTGAGCGAAGGAATTGTCGAGATGTTCCGGGTTGACCCAGAACTAACGGCGCCACTGATGGCCATCGTCACTTCAATGCTGGGGGTTTTGTAATGTCGGGTATCAAAAAGGCGAAAGCCGCGGTGCTGTAACACCAACGGCTTTCAGGTGCAAAAACGAAGAGGTAATTGCGAGGTAAGTATGTCAGGAACAAAGACTGAGGTAAACGCCCAAGCGACCCATAAATGCTCCTTTTGCGGAGCGAGCAATATTGAGGTTGCAGGCGTTCTCATTGCCGGCCCCGGCGTATCCATCTGTCAAAAATGTGTCTTTCAGTGTGTTGATATTGTCTTTCAACACGCAGAAAAGACCGATAAACCAACGTCATAAGTTCAGGGGTATCTATGCGTGACTATGCAACAGTCGCACCGCAATTCTGGCTGGGGAAAACAGGTCGGGAACTGCGGAAAAAAGGCGCTGAAGCGCAGGTGGTCTCGTTCTATCTGATGACCTCGCCACACGCAAACATGCTCGGGTTGTATTACCTGCCAATTCTTTACATCGCCCATGAAACAGGCTTGGGCTTGGAAGGGGCTTCGAAGGGGCTTAATAGGTCCATAGAAGCGGGGTTTTGTAGCTATGACGAGGACACAGAGATGGTCTGGGTGCATGAAATGGCCGCCTATCAGGTAGGCAAAGCATTAAAGCCGGGTGATAACCGTTGCGCTGGAGTCAGAAGTGAGTATGCATCACTTACTGAAAACCGTTTTCTTTCAGCGTTTTACGAACGTTACAAAGATGATTTTCATTTGAATATCAAGCGAGAACCACGCCGAATTTTGGAAGGGGCTTCGAAGGGGCTACGAAGCCAAGATCAGGAACAGGATCAGGAACAAGAACAAGATAAAGATCTTTCGGGGCATGGCTCCGCCACCCCCCCAGATGGTGGATCCTCCGATGAAGCTCCATCTGAAAAGCCGAAAAGCAGTTACCCGGAGGAATTTGAACTGGCCTGGAGGGAATACCCAAAGCGCGCAGGAGGCAATAGCAAGGTCGATGCGTTCAAAGCCTGGACTGCCCGAATTAAATCAGGCGCAACAGCGCAGGAGCTTACCGATGGTGTTCGACGATATGCGGATTACGTCACTGCTGCCGGAAAACTCAACACTGAGTACGTGAAACAAGCGTCCACGTTTTTCGGTCCCTCAAAGCACTACGAGGAGTTGTGGAGCTTCGAAGTACCAACCGGTAAACGGGATCCGAACTCAATATCCCAGCCAGATAAATTAATTCCGAGTGGGTTCAGGGGGTAGTGATGAAAAATATGATTGGTACTGGTAGTGCGCTGGAGCGGCTGAAAAAACTCATCCCACCGGGTGTAGAGCCTAAGTTTGGCAGTGTAGAGGAGTGGAGAACCTGGCAGGCCGAGGAAGGGCGCAAACGCTGCGAAGAACTGGAAAAACAAAACCAGCGTACCCGTGCTGAAAAAATCTTCGGACGAGCGGGAATTCAAGATCTGCATCGGAGCTGCACGTTCGCAAATTACCAGGTGGCAGGAGATGGTCAGCGCCGGGCGCTCACGATGGCGAAAAGTTACGCACAGAACTTCGGTTCAGGGTTCGCCAGTTTCGTATTCAGCGGAGCACCGGGAACCGGGAAAAACCATCTGGCGGCCGCAATCGGAAATCACCTGCTGGCTGGTGGTCGCTCTGTGCTGGTGGTGACTATTCCTGACCTGATGCTACGTGTTCGCGAGTGCTACGACGACGGGCAGTCAGAGGCTTCGCTTCTGGACGACCTTTGCCAGGTAGATCTGCTCATCCTGGACGAAGTAGGCATTCAGCGTGGCAGCAGCGGCGAAAAGGTCATTCTGAACCAGGTTATCGATCGCCGCCTGTCGTCGATGCGTCCGGTCGGCATCCTGACGAACCTGAACTACGAATCTCTGACGGACACCCTCGGCGCGCGCATTCTCGACCGTCTCCAGATGGACGGCGGCATGTGGGTGAACTTCGACTGGGATAGTTATCGCAAAAACGTCCGCCATCTGCGCGTCGTTAAGTGAGGAAAACATGGCTAGAGCATTTTCTGCTGTTGAGCGCCGGGAGTATGTCCGCGCAGTGATTCGTATCACCGGACATCAGGGGCGACTCACGACCACAGAGGCAATGAAAAAACTGGGGCTGAGCCGCGCTACTGTCCAGCGGTATTTTTCCGAAGCAGAAGCGACTGGCGAGGTTGTCCGGCATGGTCGTTTGGGGCTTTTCCGCGATCAGCGGGCCGTCATCGACTTTGACATGAAGCGTTTTGGCCTGGTGCCGAAAGTTGCTGTTGGGATGAATTACAGCCTGCTTGGCAGTCCTGTTTTTCAGCGAGTTTTAGATGTTCAGGAGGCTATTCATGGCTAAGAATTCAATCGATGTATACGGTGCCAGCGGCAAAACAAACGTGCTCAATTTCGAGCCTGAAAACCTGCACCTGGTCACCGATAAGACCCACCCACTTTATGATGAGCGGGTACACCTGCCTATTGAGGAAGGGATGGTACTGAACATTGCGGAGCTGGGTGTACTTGAGCCGATCATCGTCTGGAAAGACCCTGAAACGGGGCTCACCTGCGTAGTTGTTGGCCGTCAGCGCGTTAAACATACCCTGGAGGCAAATAAACTCCGTCTGAAAGAAGGCAAAGACCCACTGCTTGTACCTGGAGTCGTTAAGCGCGGATCAGCAAATCAGATGGCTAAATACATGGTCAGTGAAAACGAAATTCGCCGACCTGATACACCGCTTGGCCGGGCTAAAAAAATGTCAGACGCGCTCGACCGCGGGCTCGATGAGGACGACATTGCGGTGTTGTTTGGCTGCAGCGTTCAGACCGTTCGTGCAACGCTTTCCCTTCTCGATGCCACCCAGGCCGTCAGGGAAGCGGTGGAGGCTGGCACAGTTACCGTTACCCAGGCACGTCAGCTGGCATCGCTTAAACCCGAAGAGCAGCGGGAGAAGGTCTCCGAAATCGAAGCGGCAACTGCTGGCACAACCGGCCATGAAAAAGCCCGGCGTCAGCGTCAGATCCTCGGTGATGCAAAGCCGCGCCTGAAAACCCGCAAAGAAATCACCAAAGCCCTGGAATCAGCCGAGGGTGAGTATGCAAGCGCACTTCGTTGGGTGCTTGGGGAGGCCGTATGACAATCGTAAAAACCCATACCGGCACCGTGATCACCAAAGACGGTCCGAAGGTAAAAAAACTGCACCAGACAGAGCGGATGTGGGTCGTCGGCAAAAACGAGTTTTACCACAAAGAAACCGGGCGCCGTCACTTTGCAGAAAATACGCGCCGCCGGTTGCTGCTCGACACCATCAAGCCTATCGAGGTGAAGCATGTTTAAACAGAACGAAAAGGCTATTTCACAGATTGCGGAATATATCCCGCGCGCCTGCCGGGGTATGCAGCTGCAGGAAGCGAAAGCGCGTCTGGAGAAAAAAATCGCGCTCTATACCGATGACGGCTGTGATGTTGCCGTTCTTAACGCGGCGTTTGCATCAGCCCTTAACAGTCATACGCGGGAGTCTTTTTTTTCGTGCATCGCCAAGCAGCTGCGCGAGGGGGCCAAATGATCACTGGGACCACGAATTACGATGAAGTTCCTGATGTTCGTTGCACCTTGTGCGGCGGTTATTACAAAGCCGACGATCCAGAAAGTCACGAATGTGAGGGTGCAGCATGACTGATATCACCGAACTGGCGCAGAGCCTGAAAGCGGCAGCAGAGAAGGCCACCCAGGGGAACTGGAGAGCATTCAAATACCACGACGGGCGCTGTGGTATTGGCGGAGGCCATCACGATGAGATTATGGTTTGTGAACACATAAGCAAAAGGCGTCCACATGACGCAGAATTCATCGCCCTGGCTAACCCTGCCAACGTTCTCGCGCTGGTAGAGGAGCTGGAGAAGGCGCAACAGTACGCCAAAGAGCGAGACGAAGAGAATCAGGACTTGATGCTTACAATTGGGCGCTTTCGCGTAGAGAGTGAGGGCCTTGAATCTATTCGCGCTGCAGCCGAAAAACTGGTCCGCGGCAAAGGCCGCTATCACAGCGAGCAGAACTATCGCGCACTGGCGGCGCTGTTTGGTGTGACAACTCCAGACCTGCCGCCGCTGGATAGCGAGTCAAGCGCCGTCACCGTGAAGCTGACCGATATCAACGAGTTCCTGGCAGAGGTTCACGATAAAACGCTAAATCGGGCCTTCCGGCTACTGGCGGAAGGTGTGCGTGCTGGCGATGTCGCCGCTATGCGCGCCGCTGGCATCAAGGTGGAGGCTGAATGATGGCGGAACGTTGGAAAATTTATCTCACTATTGCATTCATCGGCTTGGGAGCTACGCCGATAAGCATGGTAGCGGCAAAGATTGACGTTCCTGTTTGGGCGCTTATTGCCGGGCACTGCGGCGCGATTATAGCAGGATTTATTTGCGCAGAACTTGGACGGGGAGCCAGACAATGACCAGCAAATTTAGCATCGACAACAGAGAGCTGCTTCAGAGAATCAGTAGCGGCGAGGCTGTTGTGGGAATTGATTTTGGTAATCTAATCGTCAGGGAGCTGGCTGCATTCAGGCTGGCCGCAATGGACAGCGAGCCAGCGCCGGTAGTGCCGGCGGAAAAACCAATTCCAAATACACTGAGCATGTACGCCGTGGATGCAGTAGCAGCCATCGCTGAGGTGAAGGGCTGGAACGCCTGCCGCGCCGCCATGCTTGCAGCCGCCCCGCAGTCACCCGGTAGTGAACCCGCTACCGTGCCGGGTAAATGGATTCCGGTAAGCGAACAGATGCCGGAAGTTGGTGACATCGTGCTTACCGCAATGGGAGGGGTAGTTAACGTTGGCGAAACGGAGTGCTCTGCTGCAAATTGTCGTTTCTTCACGTCAGTTATTTCCGGTAGAGAGTTACCGGCGACCCACTGGATGCAGTTGCCAGCCGCCCCGCAGGAGGTTGGCGATGCCTAAATCCCCCGCAGAACGCAAAGCCGCGCACCCATCCAGTTGATGCTATATAATCCCCTCCACAGCAGAGGGGATTTTTATGACAAACAAAAAAATGACACCTGCCGAAAAGCTCAAAGCATCGCGGAAGCGGTATAAAAAAATCTTGCTTCAAATGGATATCGCTAACGCCAAGCGATTTGGCGAGAAAGAAGTGCTTTCCGTTGACACCTACAGATCGCCCTATGAAACGCGCAAGAAAAGAGGGAGGACAGCAGATTGACAACATCATCCTGGAACATTGCAGCCAAATCGAAAGACGAGCAGGACAAGGTTAACGTTGACCTTGCCGCGTCCGGCGTCGCCTACAAAGAGCGACTGAACATGCCGGTAGTCGCCGAAGTGGTTGCCAGAGAGCAGCCTGAACACCTGCGCGAGTATTTCATGGAGCGCGTCCGCTACTATCGCGAGCAAAGCGTACAGTTACCCCGAGCATCCGATCCGCGCTATCTGGAAATGGCAGAGCAGAACGCCAAGAAATAGCGATTTTCTCGTATATGCTCATTTTGCTTTTATCCCCCTGACGGGCGATAATTACTTTGTCAGTCTGGACAACTGACAACTTTACCCCGGCGCCAAGTGGGGACACATGGCGCACAAAGTAAAAAACATCCGGATTAAAGATTTGTATGCAATAACCCTTCTGATCGTGATGATTGTTCAGGTTGTTGTAGTAAATGCAGTATTTGTCTGCGTGGGGCTTGGGCTTCTTGGGCTATCTGATGAAGCCCTGACGATTTTCGCGGGATGCTCAATGCCTCATATCTGTGGTCTTGTTTACTGCGTTATCCAATCCGTTTTCCGGGCAAAAAAATGAAAAGCCTTCTCTGCGGAGAGGGCTTTTTTATAGTTGATTAAACTGAAAATCTACGCGGATCGGGGTTCTCCCAGCGGTACATAATTGACATGTATTTCTGCAGTGTGAAGTGCGCTAAAGACAAGCAGTTTGCGCGTTGTGGTAATGCGGTTCCTCCGCCTTTTGCTGAGGCGCTGGTGAGGGCTAATTTACCGGAGATGTGCCTGAAAAAAGACATTGCAGCATGATAGAACCCGCTTCGGCGGGTTTTTTAATATGGAAAAACATCAATCTAAACATAAGCATGGTGTTAGCAAAAAGTGCTGCAGAGGGGTTGAACATTTCATGTAACCGGTATACTGTTTATTTGTACAGTATTCATGTGAGGTGCTAACCATGAAAGTTGAAGTCACAATTGATAAACATAAAAAACTCCCTGATGGCGCCATACCTGCGCTTGAGCAAGAATTGCTGCGCCGCTTGTCCCAGTCTTATGATGACTGCAAATTAACCATTCGACGCACAAGCAACGATGGCCTTAGCGTTTTGGGCGGCGCTGATGGCGATAAAAAACGCGTTGAGCAAATTCTGCAAGAGACGTGGGAAAGCGCGGACGACTGGTTTTACTGATTCACTTTTTGGTGGCTGGCATTTCCCAAAGCATCGCAATAAGCGTGTCCCTTTGATGCTGTCACCGGACTTTTTTTTGCGTCTGTATGTCGCTCAGGGGGTAGTGTGAGTGATGGTATTGAGGTTCCTACTAATCATTCCTGGTACGATGTTGTCAGGAGATCAGATGGCGCCATTATTTGTAGCTTCCCGGCCGAAGGAAGGCATCTGATTTACAGGGTTAATGGCATAATTTCAATGCGACCTTTATTGCCTGAAGAAGAAATTTTTACTCTAAACGGATTTATGAAATTTGCGGAACGACTTGGCTACCGAGTTCTCCCACCTTCTGATAATATGAAATCAACGGCCTGAACAACCGTTACCTACTGCGCCACGGAGAGAAGCCATGGCGCAATTGCACTTAATAAAACAATCTCAAGGTATCCTGATCCCCGCGACGCCGGAGACCAGTGATTTTCTGCAATCAAAATGCAAGCTCGGATCCGTTCTGGAAGCCGATTATAAGCTTGTCCGCAATCCGGCGTTTCACCGCCGTTACTTTGCTTTACTCAATCTCGGCTTTGAATATTGGGAACCTACCGGCGGGGCGATTTTGTCTAACGAGCGCAGGCTTATCACAGGTTACGCCAAATACCTTGCTGCATATGGCGGGAGTGAATCGGCGTTGCTTGATGCCGCCGGGCAATATCTCGACCGGATAGCTGAGAAGCGATCCGGCTATATCAGTATTTGCAAATCCTTCGATGCTTACCGGGCGTGGGTCATCGTTGAAGCCGGCCACTATGACGCCATACAGCTGCCGGACGGCACGCTGAAAAAACACCCTCGCAGCATTTCTTTCGCAAGCATGGACGAATGCGAGTTCCAGGAACTGTACAAAGCATCGCTGGATGTTCTCTGGCGGTGGATCCTCTCTCGTTCATTCAACAGCCTGCAGGAAGCTGAGAACGCCGCCAACCAGCTTTTAAGCTTCGCGGGGTGATGCCGATGAAACACTCATGGTTTCACCATCTCGAATGCACAACGCAGCAGGCCGACGAATTGGTAGCGAGATATCGTCAGCGGGGCGTAAAGGTCGAACGAAGCTTAAACCCTGACTTTATGACATGGACCGTCAGCGCGCAGCTGGTGGAGGACAAAAATCCGCCTCGGCCAGACTCTCGCTGGCGCAACAGGATGTGGGGGTGAGTATGGCGAACCTTCGCAAAGCGGCCCGAGGTCGCGAATGTACAGTGCGGATCCCTGGTTACTGCAACGGCAACCCGGAAACCAGCGTGTTGGCGCATTACCGTCTGGCGGGTACGTGCGGCACAGGATGCAAGCCTGACGATACTCAGGCGGCGATCGCCTGCAACGGGTGCCATGACGTAATTGACGGCAGAACCAAAACCACCGATTTCACCTACGACGAATTGCGCCTGATGCACGCAGAGGGGGTAATGCGCACCCTGGAAATCTGGCGGAAAGAGGGACTCATCAAATCATGAAAATCTACGATATCACGCCCATCGGCAAACCCAGGATGACCAGAGCTGATAAATGGAAGCAGCGTCCGGAAGTAATACGTTACCGGGCGTTCTGTGATGAAGCTCGTCTGCGCAAAATTCACCTGCCAGATTCCGGCGCTCACGTCACGTTCGTCATGCCTATGCCGCAAAGCTGGAGTCAGAAAAAGAGAGCGCAATACGCAGGACGTCCACATCAGTCAAAGCCCGACTGCGACAATATGCTGAAAGCCCTAATGGACGCCCTCTATGAGGATGATTCACACGTCTGGGATTGCCGCATCACCAAAATATGGGGCGAGAAATGGCAGATCATCATTGGGGAATCTCTATGACCCTCGATCACTTCATGCAGTACCAAACTGAGAGCGTTAAGCGCGCCAGTATGCAGCCAGTAGCAAAGCACAACCTGAACCAGACCAAAACCAAACAGCCAAAGAGGGCCGCAGCGTGAATCTTGAAAACACAGTGAAATACCACTTCGCAAAATCCACGCTGATTAGCGATTCTCCACGTGCTACCGCCTCTGATTCACTGACCGGCACCGACATCATGGCAGCAATGGGCATGACCCAGGAACGTGCCGCGATGGGGTATAGCGCTTTCCTGGGCAAGATGGGCATAAGCAACAATGACCGGGATCGGGCTATCGGACTATTGGCTGAGTACGCGCTGACAAAATGCGATAAGGTTGCTGCGTTGCGAAAGCTCTCGCCAACCGTAAAACCAAAGGTTATCCGGATCCTCGCAGAGTACGCCTTTGAGGATTACTCCCGCAGTGCTTCCAGTAAAAAAACATGCGACTGCTGCAATGGGTCTGGATTCATCGACGCAGTGGCGTTCACCAACAAAGTAACGTATCCGGACGGCAAACCGCCGAAGTGGGTCAAAGTTACAAAGGGGGTCTATCCATCATACTGGGAGGAGGTGAAATCGGTCCGGGAGCAGGTCCGGGTGCTTTGCCAGAAGTGCAAGGGAAAAGGGACTGTTAGCGCCGCCTGTAACGACTGCCACGGTCGTGGGAAGGTAGTGAACCAGGATGAGACGGAGAAGCAGGGAGTGCCTGTGATGGGTAACTGTAAACGCTGTGGTGGTCGCGGGTATGAGCGAATCCTCTCCACTGCTGTGCATAGGGCCATTTGCCAGATAACGGACGCCATCACTCTGGATACCTGGAAGAAATCGGTTAAACCGTTCTTCGACGTATTGATCACTAAATTCGATATAGAGGAGGCGTGGGCAGAGGCGCAACTCAAACAAATAACGCGGTGAGATATTTACTTTTCCCGAATTCGTGTTAATTTGTTCTAACGATGGGCATTGTGTGTTCACCGTTGAAGAAAAAATTTAAAGCCTCGGCAAATGCCGGGGCTTTCTGCGTTTTGGGCTCGCTTCGGCGGGCCTTTTTCATTTCAGACCCAGGATAAAATTGCAGATTAACCGTGAAATGCATGAGCCTGCGGCCTGAATTCTTTCCCCTCGTTCTGAGAGGATTCACAGCAATTGAGGGGGACCGATGTCCGAACCAATAACCGGCACAGGCTTAGCTGGTGGCGCTTTAACTGGGGCGAGTGTTTACGGGCTATTAACCGGTACAGACTACGGTGTTGTGTTCGGGGCATTTGCTGGTTCCGTCTTTTATATAGCGACAGCGGCCGATTTGAGCGCCCCACGACGGATGGCATATTTCGTTGTGTCCTATATCGCTGGAGTGCTGTGCTCCGGGCTGGTCGGTTCTAAGTTATCCGACCTGACCGGGTATAACGATAAGCCTCTGAATGCAATTGGTGCCGTAATCATTTCGGCATTGGCCGTAAAAATACTTACCTTCCTGAACAATCAGGATATTGGCTCGCTGGTGGCGCTAATAACGCGCCGGGGAGGTTCCGGTGGTACTAAATGATCCTACTGCAACCATCAATGCGCTGTTATGTGCTGGTGTCGTTGTTACGTTGATGTTCTATCGACGTAGAGACTCACGTCATCGTAAGTGGGTGTCGCTGCTGGCATGGCTGATGACAGTGATATACAGCTCTGTGCCGTTGGCGTATCTGTGCGGCATCTATCCCTATTCATCATGGCCCACCATCGCGGCCAATATCATGATCCTTGTTGTGCTGCTGAGCGTTAGAGGCAATGTAGCGCGGCTGGTTGATGTACTGAGGCACTAATGAATCAAACACAATTCCAGAAGGCGGCTGGTATCAGCGCCGGGTTAGCTGCGCGCTGGTTTCCGCATATTACAGCCGCGATGAAAGAGTTTGGCATAACAGCATCTATCGATCAGGCGATGTTCATTGCCCAGGTAGGGCATGAAAGCACGGGATTTACCCAGCTTGTTGAAAGCTTCAATTATAGCGTGGCCGGGTTGAATAGTTTTGTCCGCGCCGGGCGGCTGACGCAGGGTCAGGCTAATTCGCTCGGCCGCCGTCAGGGTGAGCCCTCTTTGCCACTGGAGAGGCAAAGAGCGATCGCCAACCTGGTGTACAGCAAACGCATGGGGAATAACGGGGCAACAGACGGCTGGTTTTACCGAGGGCGTGGGCTCATCCAGATCACCGGCCTGAACAATTACCGCGACTGCGGGAATGCTCTGAAGATTGATCTGGTTAAACAGCCTGAATTGCTGGCCCAGGATGAGTATGCGGCGCGCAGTGCTGCCTGGTTCTATGCCTCACGCGGCTGTTTGCGTTATCCCGGTGACCTTGCACGCGTCACGCAGATTATCAACGGCGGACAGAACGGCATCGATGACCGGCGCGCCCGCTTCCTGAAAGCAAAAGCGGTACTGGTGGTGTGATCATGGGAATCGAAGCTATCGCGGGGCTGGTGGTTGTCATCCTGGGTGCTATCGCTGGAGCGTTCGGCATCGGCCATGCTCGCGGGACCAGTAAGGCGGAAGCCAAAGCCGATCAGCAGCGTACCGAAGAGAAGGCCGCCGCCACCGTCGCCGCGGCAGAACGTAAGGCGGAAGTTGTGAAAGAGACAAGCGATGTACAGGAAGACGTTAAGCGTATGGGCGATGACGATGTTGATCGCGAGCTGCGCGAAAGATTTACCCGCCCCGGTAGTCGTTGATACGGCCTGCAGCTGGGTGCGGATCATCTACCTGACTGACCACGATATCGACGTGCTGGATAAGCAGACCAAGCGTGACATCCTGGCGCAAAACAAATCAGTGCAGGCTAACTGCCCGCAACTAACCGGCAGGGTTACGCGATGACCAAGGCAAAGAATATTGAATTTCGACTGAGCAAACTTGAGAAAGGGCCAGACGAGAACGTTCTGGCCATCATGGAGATAAGGTCGAGAGCTATTGCAGGTAGCTTGCTGAAGCAGATTTCCTGCCAGGCGTTGAAAGATCGATAATGTCAGTGAAGATTGCCTTGTAGGCTTTATTTAACTTCTCAACTGTTTTCGGGGTGATATCACTCGTAGGCGGCGCGTCGATACCATCCATTAATTCTATTTCAGCAAATTTTTTCAAAACCTGAAGGACACTCTCTTTTTGTTCTTCAGGCATCGTTTGCACAATAAAAGCAACAACGTTTCTCAGCGCCAGGAGTTGAGCATGAGTTACATAGTAATGATCGATCATATTTTCATTCCTGTTCTGTTGAACTCGGCGATTTAACAGTATAGCGGAGAAATGTTGCCCGCTACTCTGTGGCAACTTTCAATCGTGATGACTGACAATAGCGGGACTTTTTATGCCCGGAACGGAGTATCTATGAAAGAACGAAAACTCGTAATTGAAATTGATGACAACGCCATTGATGCAGTAATCGAAAAGGTTCGCCTGCTCAAAGAAGAACTGAGAAGCCTCAGCCTGCCGATCAACATCTCTGACGCAGTGCCTGCAGCATTAAAGCCAGAAGAGGAAAGGAACACGCAGGATGCCCGAAGCGTATTCCTTAGCAACCTTGATGCCGAAATTACTCAAGCTTGGTCATCATTGACAGAGCTTTTGAATATACGTCGCGACGCGACCTCCTCCGACTAGTTACTGCCGCCGTGCGGCATTTTTATTACCAGCAGCAGGCATTACAACAACCAACCGAAAAGGCTACGAAATGAGTGAAGCTAAACCGCAGGACGGCAGCACCGTAAAGGGATATCGCACATTAACCGCGGGCGACATTGAGCGCATGAACCGCCTCAAAGGTGTCAGCCGGCATTTTTGCAGTCTGCTCGATACAGAGCGAGGTGAATTGTTGGCTGTCCGTAATGGCCCGGCAATGTTAAGTGCTGAGCAGGCTCGGGAGATTGATGAAGCTATGCGCAGCCTGGCAATCGCCCGCACCAAAATGCAGGAAGCCTGTATGTGGGCCTGCCGTGCAGTCGCCCGTCCTGATGCAGATTGCTAATGCATTACAGAAGCTATTCAAAGTGAGTGGCTTCGATAATGTTCAGAATTCAGGGAAAACACCATGGCAAAACCGGACTGGGGCGAGCTTCAGCAACGGTTCCTGTCCGATCATGCCGCAACCGGCGTATCACCGAAGGATTGGTGTGAAGCGCAGGGACTGAATTACGCTACTGCCCGCCGATATATCAAGAAACCCACTGCGCAAACTGCGCAAAAACCTGCGCAGAAGAAATTGCGCACTGCGCAAAAGGAAAAGTGCGCAGAAGAGCTGGTGGATGGTGACGGACTTACCAGTCAACAACGTTTATTTGTCGCGGAATACCTGAAAGACAACAACGCCACACAGGCCGCTATTCGTGCCGGGTACAGTAAGAAGACAGCGAATGTGCAGGGAGCAAGGCTGTTAGCAAAAGTTAGTATTGCGCAGGCCATTGCGCAGCAGCAGAAAGCATCCATTGTGCGCACGCTTGGAAGTGCTGATGAAGTGCTTGTGCAGATGTGGCGCCTGGCCACCTTCGACGCCAACCAGCTATCACAGTATCGCCGCGGGAGTTGCCGTTACTGCTGGGGCTTCGGTCATCAGTATCAATGGCGCGATGCCGTAGAGTACGAAGAGAAACGCCTCGAGGCACTTGAGCGTAAACGTCGAGAACCTTTGGATGATGGCGGATACGGCTACGACCACACCAGCGCACCTAACCCGGAATGCCCCCGCTGCAATGGTGATGGAGTAGGCCAGCCTTTCTTCGCCGATACGCGCAAACTGGCGCCTGATGCAGCGCTTGCCTATTCCGGCGTGAAGCTCGGAAAGAACGGCGTGGAGATAACCGCTATCAGCCGCGAGCGAATGTTCGAGGCGGTGATGAAACGTCTCGGCCTGGCTGATAGTGAATTCGCCCAGCGTCTGCAGCAGATTGAAATCGAGCGCCGGCAGCTGGAGATCGACAAGCTCCGCAAAGAACTGGCCGCTGACCCGGAGGATGACGAACCAACGCCAGTTGCAATCAATATCAACGTAGTCGATGCACGAGTGAGGGAAGAGGATGGCGATAGCACCGACGCTTAACATCCCTCAGGCTAAATTCCTTGCGATGCAGTACAAGTTTAAGGCCTACGTCGCTGGCTTCGGTTCTGGCAAGACGTGGGTCGGCTGCGGTGGTATCTGCAAAGGGATGTGGGAACACCCCAAAATCAACCAGGGTTACTTTGCGCCAACGTATCCGCAGATCCGTGACATCTTTTATCCCACTGTTGAGGAGGTGGCCCACGACTGGGGGCTGAATGTCAAAATCAACGAGGGGAACAAAGAGGTCCACTTCTACGCGGGGCGCCAGTATCGCGGCACGACAATTTGCCGCTCGATGGAGAAACCGCAAACCATCGTTGGTTTTAAAATCGGTAACGCGCTGATTGATGAGCTGGACGTAATGCCCGCCAAAAAGGCGCAGTTAGCCTGGCGAAAAATCATCGCGCGTATGCGTTACAAGGTGCCCGGCCTGCGTAACGGAATTGACGTCACAACGACGCCGGAAGGCTTTAAATTCGTTTATCAGCAGTTCGCAAAGGCTGTACGCGATAAGCCTTCGCTCTCAACGCTGTACGGCCTGGTGCAGGCCTCGACGTTCGACAACGAAAAGAACCTGCCGGCGGACTACATCCCGTCACTGATGGAGTCATATCCGCCGGAGCTGATCAAGGCTTATCTGCGTGGCCAGTTCACCAACCTTACAAGCGGGACGATTTACCATCAGTTTGATCGTCAGCTGAATAATTGCCATGAGGAAGAGCAGCCCGGAGAACCACTGTATATCGGTATGGATTTTAACGTCGGTAAGATGGCCGGAATTGTTCATGTGCTGCGTTTTGGGCTTCCCTGTGCAGTTACTGAAATCATCAAGGCTTACGACACCCCGGACATTATTCGCATCATCAAAGAGCGGTTCTGGCTATATGACGGCCATGACTACCGAAAGGTGCGGGAAATCTATATTTACCCGGACGCCTCGGGTGACTCTCGCAAGTCAGCCCATGCCAGTACTACGGATATCGCACAGCTTAAACAGGCTGGATTTAATGTGATCGTGAATGATTCAAACCCGCCAGTAAAAGATCGCATCAACTCCATGAACGCCATGTTCTGCAATGGTAACGGTGAACGTCGCTACAAAGTGAATGTAAAGCGGTGCCCGGTGTACACCGAATCGCTTGAGCAACAGGTTTGGGGCGAAAACGGAGAACCTGACAAAAAAGCTGATAACGACCACCCTAACGATGCTGGCGGCTACTTCATTGTGAAACAGTTCCCAATCATCAAACCGACCGGAAAAGTCACCAAACTGCGGATGTAAACCATGCCTGATATTTCAACACCCAACCTCGACTACAACGATATGGTTGAGGCCTGGGATATCAATGATGCGCTGATGGGCGGCACGCTGGAAATGCGCCGGCAGGGCAAGAAGTATCTTCCGAAATGGCCCAATGAAGACCCTGAAAGCTACAAAGAACGATTAGCGGTTGCAACCCTGCTCCCTGCCTATGAAGAAGCGATCAAACAAAACATAGGGCGCGTATTTGCTGAGCCTACGGTGTTGAGCGAAAGCGCGCCCGAAAGCATCAGAAAGCTATCGACTGACATCGACATGGAAGGCAATCGCCTTGATGTGTGGGCGCAGCAATTCTTTAGCATCGGATTTCAGTATGGTCTGGTTCATGCGCTGGTGGACTATCCCCGAGTGGATCCTCAGTCCGTAAGAACAAAAGCTGATGAAATAGCAGCCGGGAGCAGGCCATACGTTACGATGCTGAACCCTCGACAGGTCATAGGCTGGAAGTCGAAAGTTGAAGGCGGAAAGGTCATCCTCACAGATTTGCGTATTCGTGAATCAATCATTGTTGATGGAGATGACTACGGGCAGACAAAGGTTGAACAAATTCGGCATATCATGCCCGGCAAGGTTGAAATATACCGCCGCAAAGCAGGCGATAATGGAGTCGCGCAATGGACGCTTCACGAAGAATGGGCAACCAGCCGTAACGATATTACGCTGGTAACGCTCTACACGAAACGCACTGGTTTCATGCGTGGATCACCGCCACTGCTTAATCTCGCCTTGCTGAATATCAAGCACTGGCAGAGTCAGAGTGAACAGGACAACATACTTCATGTCGCTCGCGTGCCGTTGCTGGTGGCTTACGGTCTGGCTGATGGCGAAACGTTGACGATAGGTGCTTCCTCTGCGACTCGTTTCGATGATCGTCAGCGCCAGGGACTGGAATATGTCGAGCATACCGGGGCTGCGATTGAAGCTGGTGAAACGTCATTGGAAAAACTGGAAGATCAGATGCGGCAGGCCGGGGCAAAACTCTTACGTGCCGAGAATACCTCTACCAAATCCGTTGATCAGACCAATGAAGAGCGCATGCAGGAAAACTCCCCTCTGTATACGATGGCGAGCTCTCTTGAGGACGCCCTCGATAACATTCTGCAGATCATGGCGGAATGGCTGGGCGAGAAAGAAGGTGGCAATGTCGACGTTCGCACCGAGCTGGATGTTTCAGCCCAGACGTTTGATTCCGCAGCTGCAACAGCTGTGCAGGCGCTCCGCCAGGGTGGTGATATACGTCAGGTCGATGCTGTTCGCGTGTTGCAGGCCCTCAAATTTATTGATCCGGATGCGAAGCCCGAAGAGGTAATCGACGAGTTGCGGAATCAGCAGGTCACGCTGGCCGGCGGACTGAGTAACCCGGGTGGTGCAAATGGCAACGGCGAATGACAAGCTTCAGGATGAATCGATAGCGCATGCGATATGGATTGCGCGGTACAGCACCAGCGTTGCAAACAGGATGATAAAAATCCTGAATGACAGCGATGCGGAACTGACGGCCAGATTGCTGGTGGCGATGGATAGCCTGGATGCGGACAGCTTTACCGTCTCGCGACTGGAAGCGCTGCTCAGTAGTGTCAGGGCTCTCAATCGCGAGGCTGTGCAGTCAATGTACGCCGGACTATCTGATGAACTGCAGCAACTCGCTCAGCACGAAGCAGGCTTTCAGCTGAGCCTGTTCCAGTTTGCGATCCCCGATGATGTGTTATCGCTTCACCCGCTGGTGGGTATTTCACCGGATGCAGTGTATGCCACGGCGATGGCACAGCCATTTCAGGGGCGCCTGCTCAGTGAGTGGGCTGATAACCTTGAAGCCGATCGCATGGCGCGTATCAGCAATACGGTGCGGCAGGGATTTCTGCTGGGTGATACGCATGAGCAGATTGCCCGCAAGGTACGCGGACACGCTAACCGTGGTTATCAGGATGGCGCGTTGCAGATGAGCAGGGCCAACGCCGGCAGCATTGCCAAAACAGCTGTAGGGCATCTTGCGGCAACGGCGCGAAAGAGCTTTGCGGATGCTAACGACGACATCCTGAAGGGGAAACAGTGGCTGTCCACACTCGACAATAAAACGTCAAAAGACTGTCGTATTCGCGATCGTCTCAAGTACACCCTGGATAACAAGCCTGTCGGCCATAAGGTGCCGTATCTGCAGGGACCCGGGAAAATCCACTTTTGCTGTCGGAGCACCGAAACTTACATCCTGAAATCGTCCGAGGAATTGGGTATCAAAGTCGGCGAAATCAAGGACAGCTCGCGTGCCAGCATGGATGGACAGGTTCCGGCTGACACGAATTACCAGGACTGGTTCTCCCGGCAGTCGTTCACGCGACAAGCTGAGATTGTCGGAGAAACGCGCGCCAGGCTGATTCGTGATGGCGGCATGTCTCCCGATGAGTTCTACAACGACAGGGGCGAGTGGCTGACGCTTGACCAATTGCGCAACCGTGACGCGCAGGCGTTTAAGGACGCCAGAGTGTGATAGAGTAAATTCGTGGTGAATGCAGGATGCTGACCTGCGCGCCAAAGCGTCCCGTGAGAAACGGGCAAGCCGGAAACCAGACTCACCTCGGTGAGCCCCCGCCGTTCTGAAGAATCAGAATGCCGTGGCAGCACCGGCCACCACACTTGCTTATGATCGCTCAGGAGACCTTTAGCATGAAGATTTTCTTAAAAGGTGGGCCTCGAGATGGTGAGTCCGTATCCCTTCACACGGATGACTACGGAGTGCCATTAGAACGAGTGCAATTTCCGCAGCCTGTTTCTGATGCATCCCCATTGTTTAATAACGGATTTGATGCCTGTGATCTCGAACAGGATATTCTGATATATACGCTAGAAAGGATAGTAATAGACGGGAAACTGCATCACTACGAATACCACTATCAAGGTCGCTAAGGCGGCCTTTTTTATTATCTAAATTTCACAACAGGCTGCCTCCGGGCGGCCTTTTTTATTGCCGTGATCCGGATGGTGAGCGGCGCAACGGTCGGATGGCCCACAAAAAGGTAACCACATGAAACTGAAAACAGTTGAAGTAAACGGCAAGAGCTATGCAGAAGTTGATGCGAACGGTCTTCCCGTTTATGTACATGACGACGGCAAAGAGATCGGCTTCGATGCTGTGCAGGCCGTTGGAAAAATCTCTTCTCTGAACGGTGAGGCGAAATCTCATCGTGAAGCCAAAGAAGCAGCTGAAGCCAGCCTGGCGAAATTCGCCAAAATCGGTGACCCGGCGAAGGCTCTTGAAGCGCTGGACATGATGACCAAAATCGACCAGAAAAAACTGATCGACGCGGGTGCTGTTGACCAGGTGAAAGCGGATATCACCAAATCATTCCAGGCACAACTGGATGAGGCCCACAACAAAAATAAAACGCTGGAAAGTCAACTGTACGATTCGATGATCGGCGGTAGCTTCACAGGTTCCAAATTTATCGCCGATAAAATCGCCATCCCTGCCGATCTGCTTCAGGCCCGCTTCGGTCAGTCGTTTAAGGTCGAAGAGGGTAAAGTTGTCGCCTATGACGGCATCGGCAACAAAATTTACTCCCGCTCGAAGCCGGGCGAGCTGGCCTCGTTTGATGAAGCGCTGGAGTTCCTGGTGGAGCAGTACCCACAGAAAGACCACATTCTGAAGGCCAGCGGAAACCAGGGGGGCGGCTCTCGACAGTCTCAGCATCAGGCAGGGCAGAAAACCATGAAGCGTGATGCATTCGATTCGCTGGATATTGCAGGCAAACAAAATGTCCTCAAAGACGGTGTCACCATCGTTGATTAGTCCTCTTTTGCCTGCCGCCGGATGGTGGCGGGCGCCGGAGCTGGATAGCTCAACCAACCCAAACCCATCTCTAAGGAAAAATGAATTATGTCGAACACTTTGACCGGGTTGATCCCGACTATCTATACCGCTCTGGATGTTGTTTCCCGCGAGCAGGTAGGTTTTATTCCTGCCGTCGCCCGTAACACCAAAGCAGATGCTGCAGCAAAAGACCAGACGGTTACCGCACCAGTTGCCCCGGTAGCGGTAACTGAAGACATCGTGCCGGGCCCTTCGGCTCCTAACACGGGTGATCAGAACATCGGTACCGTCGATGTCAAAATCACTAAATCCAAAATGGCTCCGGTCAAATGGAATGGTGAAGAGCAACTGGCCCTCGGTCCGGCTGGTACTTACAACACCATCCTTGCTGACCAATTCAAGCAGGCATTCCGCGCACTGGCGAACGAAGTTGACGCAGATCTGGGGGCGCTGTACTTCAACGCATCGCGTCAGGTTGGCACGCCGGGTACTACGCCGTTCGGTATCAAGGAAGACCTCAGTGATGCCGCGCTGGCCCGTAAGGTACTGGAGGACAACGGCTCACCGACTACCGATCTCCAGATGGTTCTCGGTTCAGCTGCCATCGCAAACCTGCGCGGCAAACAGTCAGTGTTGTTTAAGGTGAACGAAGCCGGGACGGAACAACTGCTGCGTGAAGGTACGTTGGGCCGCCTGGAGGGCTTTAATATCCACAACTCCGCCGGCGTTAAAACTCACACAGCCTCGGCTGCCGCGGGCTACCTGGTTAATGGAGATAAGGTTGAAGGCGATCGTATCATTGCCATTGATACTGGCACAGGGTCTTTCACCGCTGGCGATGTGGTGAGTTTTGATGGCGACGACAACAAGTATGTAGTTGTAGCTGCAACAGCAAGCACTATCACCCTTGCTCAGCCTGGTCTGCGTCAGGATTTGGCAGATAACACCGCTATTACCCGTGGTGCAGGATATGTGGCGAATATGGCGTTTGACCGTAATGCGCTGCTGTTGGCATCTCGCACCCCGGCAATGCCGCAAGGTGGTGATACTGCGGATGATGTGATGAACGTTACCGACCCGGTATCAGGCATTACCTTCCAGGTGGCACTGTACCGCCAGTATCGCCAAATCCGTTATGAAGTTGGTCTGGCGTGGGGTGTCGCTGCGCCAGTTCCTCGTCACAGCGTCATTATTGCTGGCTGAAAACCATCAACCATGAGGGGCTTCGGCCCCTTTTTTTAGTGGAGAGCTTATGGCCGGATTAACCAAAGAGCAGCGTGCTGAACGTGCTGCAGCAAAACTTGCGGCCGCGCAGGTTGATGCCAATGCTCCTGAACAGCAGGAACAGCAGGAACAGCAGGAACAGCAGGAACAGCAGGAACAGCAGGAACAGCAGCTGGTGGCGATGATTACCGATTTCCCGGCATTCCCCGGCGCCCCCAATACAGCCAACGTTCACCCTGATGAAGTGGAGAACTGGAAGGCGCACGGCTGGAAAGAAATGGAGTGATGCATGATCACTTACATCACCGGTGAAGATGTCAATTCGATTCTCGGTGCCACCTGGACAGATGAAAACAAAAAAGCCAAATCTGTGCTGATGGCTAATACCTGGATGAATGGACTTAACCTGAAACTGCCGTGCGATAAGGCAACTCACGAAACCATCATTCCTGACGATGTAAAACAGGCCGGCGCCTATGCGGCGCTGTCGGCGGCAAATGGCGGGCTATATCAGCAGAAAACTGATTCGGGGGTGTTACTGAGTAAGAGCGTTGATGCTGACGACGTTTCTGTTTCCAAAACGTTCGCAGAACTCGCTACCAACAGCTCTGCATTGCTTGATTCTGACCTGCAGCTGGCTCTGGCTATGCTTAAGCCATACGGTGTAAATCAGTCGCAGGTGCGGCTGGTGAGGGGGTGATATGGGCATTCGTGACGAACTGCAAACCGAAGTCGCCGCAGCCTTCGATACCGATCTGCAGGATGCCGTTAAGGATTTCACTGGGTCATACACCGTTCGGGATGCCTGGGACCCGGTGACGGAAACCGGCACTGAAACGAAGGTGACTTACTCGGGGCGTGGAGTGCTCGCGCGCTATAAACTGCGCCGTATCGATGGCGTTAACATTCTGCATGGTGATGTGAAGCTAACCGCCCTGGTTAACGAGGTGACTGATAAGCCGGCTGTCGGACATATCATCACCGCACCGGATCCGATTACGGGTGAGCTTCAGCGTTACGAGATCATAACGGCTTCTGCCGACTCTGCTGGAGCTGCGTACTCCATTCAACTGCGGAGGGTGTGATATGGCGAAGGGCTGGAACATTGACCCGGCGGCATTCGCCGGGCTGGTGGCCGAAGATGTCAAACTGCGCCAGCGGACAATCGCTATTCAACTGCTGAATGAAATTGTTCAACGGTCGCCGGTAGGAAACCCGGAGCTGTGGGCCATCAACGCGACCGCGGTTCAATACAACAAAGCTGTTGGGGAATGGAACGAATCTCTTTATGCCGATCCTGCTAACCTGACCAAAACCGGAAGGCTCAGGAAGAAAGTCCGTGTTAATGACAGCATGGATATCAGGCGGCCGGCTGAGTATCGCGCAGGAACCTTCAGGGCATCGCATTTTGTCAGCATCGGCGAACCTAATCATTCAGTCCCGACCGAACCGGATCCGCGCGGGACAATGACGTTTCTTAATGGCAAAAATATTATTGACCAGGCGCCAGCCTACTCGGTGATTTACATCCAGTCGAACCTGCCTTACTCCGTGACTCTGGAGAATGGCCACTCAACACAGGCGCCGACAGGTGTCTATGCCGTCTCGTTTAATGGTGTGATTCAGGCCTACAAATGACCCTTACAGAAATCAGAAACGCTGTCATTTCCCGAATGGCGGCACAGACCGCTATTGCCTCTGATGCGGTGGATTATCCCAATGGTCCTGTATTTGACCCCAACAACCGCGATATCTGGGCCCGCCTCACCAACATTGCAGGACAGGCTGGCGCAACCGAGATCGGGAATGGGCCGGTCGTCCACAGGACGGGATTACTCATCATTCAGCTGTTTGTTCCGGTCGGATCCGGGACGTTGCTTATCTCCCGGACGGCCGATCAGCTAACGGAGCTATTCGAGTTCAAGGACGACGGAAAACTGAGTTATTTCGCTGTTTCTGCTGTGCCGGCAGGCGAGACCGATGGCTGGTTACAGCTCAATCTTCAAATTCCTTATCGCGCTCTGTAGCGCACAAAAAACAGGAGGCTCCTGTGAGCTCAGGTGCAAAAGTAGTAGCCGCGTTTATTCGCGAGACAACGCCAGGAATCACGCCAACAGCAGGGGCGTGGAACCTGCTGCGTCGTTCTTCATTTGGTCTGAAACCAACGCAGAACACCAATGACAATGACGAAATCGCTGGTGACCGCATGGCGCAGGGTGTTTCACGCGGCACAGTGGATGTCGGCGGCGATGTCGGCACGCGGTTTCGCTGGAACCAGCATGATGATTTTCTTGCCAGCTGCTTCGGTTCCGAATGGGTAAATAACGTGTTGACGATGGGTAATGGTCGCATTACGTTCTCCGTGGCGACTTTTGCCAGTGATGTGGGGATCGCCCAGATTGCCCGCGGTTGTCAGGTTGGCACCTTCCAGATGGAAATCCCGGCCGATGGTGATATCACTGCAACCATTACATTTGCAGGGCTGGACTGGGAGACGAAGGGGGACGATACCAGCTATTTCACCACGCCAGTGGATTTAGCGGGGGCGCTGCGTTACTCCTTCAAGGAGGTCACGAACATCCGGCTGAATGGTGTTGATGGCGGGACAGGCTTCTGCGTCGACACCTTTAACATTCAGTTCAACAACAATATGCAGACTCAGCGCTGCATCGGTACCGGTTCGGCGTTCGCCGGCGCCAACATTCCGACAACCTTTACCCCGTCAGGTCAAATCACGCTGTCATGGTCAAAGGCAGCCTGGGAGGTTTACAAAAAAACGTTCACCGGCGAAACGGTGCCGTTTAGCTTCACCCTGGAGAATGCTGAAGGCGCCTATACCTTCGATTTCCCGGAAGTGCAGATCTCTGGCGACTGGCCGGATGCGGGGAGCACTGACATTGTTCAGGTTCAGCTGGATATCACCGCGGCCAATACTCCGCCAACTATCACCCGCGTTCCCAAAGTGCCGGCGACGGCAATCAGTGTTGCGCCAGCCACTTCAACTGGGGCCGTGGGATCTACAGTGACGTTAACCGCCACGCTTACGCCAGCTGATTCAACTGATACCGTCCAGTGGACGTCATCGGATCCGACTATCGCCAGCGTGGTTTCTACCGGGCAGAAAACAGCGAAAGTCACACGTAACGCAGCCGGTACTGCAACCATCACCGGTAAGGCCCGCACCTTTACGGCAACGTCTGAAATCATCGTTACCGCGCCTTAATTTACCTGGCCCGTTCTGCTGAGCATCGCGGTTCGGGCTTCATTATGGAGTTATTATGCTGATTGTTACCCCGAAAATTGATTTAAATGGTGAACGCTGGTTTTCCCCCTACAAAAAGCCAGAAGGCAGCGAAAGGCAATTCTCGGCGGAAGAAGAATCGCTGTTCAAACTTCGCCTGCTGGTGACAAGCAGCGAGAATCCTCAATATCGCTCTCGTAATGCGCTGGTGCGCCGCCACATCGATAAGATGGACGCGGGTTATAAGGTGGGGACAACGGATTTTAATCTCGCCAGCGTGGACGATATCGACTCTGTTGATGACCTGCTGATCGATAACGCCGCTCGGTTCCTGCTGAAAGGTTGGGAGGGGGTGGGCCAATTGGTGGATGGCTCAGAGGTTGCTCTCGACTATACCCCAGAGCTTGGGATCGCCATGCTGAAACAGTACCCGGATTTGTACTGGCGGATACTGGCCGAGGCCGCAAGCATTGCTCAGGGTAAGGAGCAGCAGACTCAGGAAACCGTAAAAAAGCCATAGAGGCCCAAAAATGGCTAAAGGAATTCGCCGGCGACCAGGGCGAGAAAGCAAAGTGGCGCAGGGAGAAACTAAATCTCCCGCCCATTCCAGAGCCTGAAATCGATGCAGTCACTGGGGAGATCCTCAACGCTTACGCCATGATATCGCGCGGCAGGAAGTATGCCGGCATGGCCGGAGTGCCGCTCCCTCTATCCCTGAACGATATTGAGCTTTACCTGGCATCGCGCACCATCCTGATCGACCGCATTGAGTTTGACGCGGCGATACTGGCTCTCGATGATGCCTGGAGGGCTGAGTGGGCCGAAGAGCAGAAAAGACAGGCAAAATTGAAGTAGTCATATCATTGTCTCCATCTATTCCTGTGCTAACCTGTGAGCAAATGTTAATGATGGGGATGGGGATGTGGAACCGCTTTTAGGTTTTATGCTTTTTGGGCTAGCAGTTATTGTTGTAGCAGTTATTGCTGCAAAACGAAATGGGTTAGGTATTGCGTTCCTTTACCTCATTGGTATGTGCGCTATAGGCTTCGGCTTGGTCGTTTTAGCATCAAATATCACAAATGGAAACGGCGTTATCGCTGGTTTTACTGCATTTATTGCGCCGATTCTTGGTCTTCTTATTGTCTTATCATCGTCTACATCTGAACGCCGAGCAGTGCTTAATGGTGAGTCTGGTGAGTATAAAAAATGTCCTTTCTGCGCCGAGTCTATCCGCAAAGAGGCCATTAAATGTAAACACTGTGGAAGTGATATTGAACAGACCTGAGTATTACCAGTGAACCCGTTTCGATAATATAACTATCAACATATTGTGTTCGTAAAAAAACCTCGCTACGGCGGGGTTTTTTATTGCCCGGAGATCGCCAAATGACTGAACAAACCTCCCGCCTGGCCATTGTTATTGATAGCTCCGGGGCAGAAAAACAGGCTGATAATCTCGCAACTGCACTGGTAAAAATGACGCAGGCAGGTGAACGTGCTGCCACCAGCGCAGTGAAGATGACAAAGGCCACTGATGAAGAAAAACAGTCTCTTTCTGAACTCTTAGATCGCATCGACCCGGTAAACGCCGCCCTGAACAAACTGGATAAACAGCAGCAAGATCTTGCAAAATTCAAATCAAAGGGGATGGTAGATGCCGATACATTCGATCTTTATTCAAAGAAAATCGAGGAAACACGAAACAGGCTAACTGGATTTCGTGACGACCTTGGCAAAACCGGCCAATCAGCCGCACAGACTGCCTTTGCCATGCGCATGATCCCAGCGCAGATGACCGACATTATTGTCGGCTTATCTACAGGTCAGTCACCGTTTATGGTGCTTATGCAGCAGGGCGGGCAGTTGAAAGATATGTTCGGCGGTATTGGCCCCGCGATTAAAGGTGTTGGCGGGTATGTGCTGGGGTTGATTAATCCTGTCACTCTGGCTGCCGCGGCTGTCGGTGTTCTTGGGCTGGCCTATTACAAAGGCTCTCAGGAGCAGGATGAGTTCTATAAGTCATTGACCCTTAGCGGTAATCTGGTTGGTAAAACCACCGGGCAACTAGCAGATATGGCCGCTCGGGTTTCAGTAGTTGCCAACTCAACCACTGGCGTGTCCGTAGCCACACTTAACCAGATAGTTTCATCCGGGAAAGTGGCTGCAGAGTCATTGGAACGAGTAACAACTGCCGTGGTTGAAATCAGTGAAGCCACAGGCATCGCCACTGAAAAGCTGGTTGGTGATTTCAACGACATTGCTGCTGACCCGGTTGCGGCAATTACCAAACTTAACGACCAGTACCACTTTCTAACACTGGCAACCTACAACCAGATTAAAGCACTGCAGGATGAAGGTAATCAGCAGGATGCTGCACGGGTGGCTACTGATGCTTACGCCAATGCCATGCAGCAGCGTGCGAACGATATTCATCAGAATTTGGGGATTCTTGAACGTGCTTGGGACTCGCTTGCTAAAACGGCTAAAGGAGCATGGGATGCCATGCTTGATATTGGTCGCGAGCAAACCGGCACCGAGCGGATCTCTCAAATTCGTAAGGAATTAGATTGGATAGATAAGGCTGCAGGCGGGAAGCTATTTTTTGGTGGAAGAAAGGCTGAGCTCGAAGATGAGCTAAATAATCTGCAATCTCAAATCACAACAGAAGGCGTTTTAACTGAAATAATCAGCAGTCATGACAAAGCCGAGCAAAAAAGAATTAAAACTCAGCAGGAAGCGGACCGTGTTAACCAGCAGCTCCTGTCGAATGCTGACATACGTAACCAGAAGCTTAAACAGCAGAGTGAATTTCTGAAGTCCGGAGCAATTACTGCTGAGCAATACGCAAAAAACGTCTCACGTATTAACGAGCTGTACAAAGACCCGAAATCACCCAAGAGGCCAAAGGGTAAAGCATATACCGAGGACGCGGCAACCCGGCTGCTTGATCAAATAAACCAGCAGACCGCTGCCATGCAGTCCCAGCTGGATGCCAGTGATAAGCTTAACAGCGCTACCCAGGCACGAGTTAAATTCGAACAGCAAATTGCTGACCTAAAAACTAAATCTCAACTCACCGCTGACCAGAAGTCGATTCTTTCCCGTTCAGATGAAATCCTCCAGGCGTATAAGCAGCAGGAGGCACTGCAAAATTCCGTAAAAACCCTGGACGATTACCGGAAGATGCAGGAACAGGTAAAGACGAAGGATGAGCGGACCAACGATCTGCTTAAAACCCGTCTTGAACTGCTGGAGAAAGCCAAAGCAACCGGGCAACTAAAACCCGGTGAATATGAAAAAACACGGGCAGATATTTATCAAAACACCGATATGCAACTGCCCTCGACGGTTCGTAATGTTGTAGGAAACCTGACACCCACAGGAGGGCGACTCTCTGGAACTTTTGAGGGGATGCAGGGGCAAATCAATGAATATGACCAGGCGCAGCAGGAGCTCCAGCGCTGGCTGGCAGCTCAGGAGGAAGCTTATGCGAAGGCCGGCGAAATAACTGCCGAGGGTGAGGCCAGAATGACGTCGATTCGTCAGCGTGCAGCGGATGCAAATCAGGTCATCGAGGCTCAGAAAAACACCATCATATCTGCGGCCACGCAGTCCTTGTTTGACAGTACCGCCGACATAATGCGAACGGGGTTTGGTGAGCAATCGGCAATCTACAAGGTTGCTTTTGCTGCGAGCAAGGCATTCGCTATCGCGGACTCAATGGTGAAAATTCAGCAGGCTATAGCAAGCGGTGCAGTTAGCGCGCCTTATCCGGCCAACATCATCGCTATGGCCTCAATCGCTGCGCAGACCGCCAGTATCGTCTCAAATATTCAGGCTGTTTCAGGCGTTGGCTTCGCCTCCGGCGGTTACACCGGCCCCGGTGGTAAGTATCAGCCAGCGGGTATTGTTCACAAAGGAGAGTACGTCTTCGACCAGGCATCAACGAACCGGATCGGCGTGTCTCAGCTTGAGGCACTTCGAAATGGCCAACCGCTTGATGCAACTCTGGGGCGTACAGGGTTTGGTACTGGTGTTCAGAACGTTAACAGCGACAACAGCAGCAAGACCACCATCCATGCTCCCATTGAGCAGCATTTCCATACGCCGCCCGGTGTGACACCTGATCAGATGGCTCTCTCCATGGCTCAAACGCAGAAGCGGGCGACAACGGAAGCCCTTGATCAGGTTGCTGCGCAAGTGTTGAGAGGAGATGGGAAAGTTGGTAAGGCAATGCGCAGTAAATATCCAGGCAGAGGGTTAGAGTGATGACTGATATCTACTACCCGCATGACAGTCTTCCGATGCCATTACAGGAAGGATACGGATTCCAGCCTGTAAGCCCGTTAAAACGAACCCAGTTAACCACCGGCCGCGCGCGGCAAAGACGAGCTTATACGTCCACACCGACGCAGGCCAGCATCACCTGGTTTATGGAAACCGATGCGCAGGGACTGGCGTTTGAGTCCTGGTTCCGTGATGCGTTATCTGACGGGGCTGCATGGTTCATGATGAAGCTGCAGACGCCGGCAGGCATTAAGTTTTACAAATGCCGCTTTACAGATATTTATCAGGGACCGGTACTGGTGGCCCCGATTTACTGGAAGTACACAGCGACGCTTGAATTATGGGAACGCCCCCTTGCTCCTGCCCCATGGGGTAATTACCCGGAATGGATCGTCGGCAGCTCACTGCTGGATCTTGCGCTGAATAAGGAGTGGCCGAAGCATGACTCAGATTAAACGCCTCTACGCCAGCAGCGGGCCGGAGGTGATCATTGAGACGCTGCAGATCACCATTGGTTCTGACGTCCATTATCTGTGCCAGGGCTACGAGGGTATTACGGCAACGACGGAGAACGGCGATACCGTAACGTTTACCGCCTGTGCGATAGACATTGCTCTGCCGGCGCGCAATGCGGACGGCACGCAGGACCTCAAATTTGCCCTGTGCAATATCGACGGTGTTGTGTCCACGGCGATCCGCAATGCGCTGGCTAACCGTCTGTCTGCATTTCTGACGTACCGGCGTTACATCTCCACGGATTTAGCGGCCCCTGCGGAAGTGCCGTATACGCTGAAAATCAAGTCTGGTTACTGGACTGCGACCGAAGGGCAGATTACCGCGGGTTATATGAATATCCTCGATACCGCCTGGCCACGTTACCGCTACACGCTACCTGTATTCCCCGGACTGCGTTATATCAGCTAAGGAATCCCAATGTTCAACCCTGATAAATACCGTTCTGTTAAATGGCAGAAGGGCGGTCGCTCTTTTCCAAAACTTGACTGCTTCGGCATTGTGAACGAGATACGCCGCGACCTGAATTTACCCGTCTGGCCCGATTTTGCCGGGGTCACCAAAGACGACGGCGGACTCGACCGGGAAGCGCGCCGGATGATGCTTACCCTTGAGCGCTGCGAACCCTGCGAAGGGGCTGGGGTGGCCTGCTATTCCGGGTCTACCGTCACCCACGTAGGGATCGTGGTCAGTATCGGTGGCCTGCTGCATGTGGCGGAATGCAACCCAGGCACGAACGTCACCTTTCTGCCCTTGCCGCGGTTTAAGCGTCGATTTGTCAAAGTGGAGTTCTGGCAATGACCATTCGTTTTTACCCGTCCCGGCTTCCCGGTGAACCACTCGAAACGCATGAGCATGGTGTAACCAGTATTCGCAGCTGGCTGGTAGCAAATGTTGAAGGCTACGAGGATCGGGATGTCCCACCGCTGACCGTTGAGGTTGAGGGGCTGTTAATTCCGCCAGGCGAGTGGGCTAAGTGTGTGATTCGCCCTGATAGTGATGTCAGGCTTTATCCGGTTCCCTTCGGGCTGGAGGCCGCCACAATCGCGTGGATCGGCGTCGGTATCTCCGTTGCCGCTGCAGCCTATTCGCTGTTTATGATGAGCAACATCGATACGGGCGGCTATACCTCATCCACAGGGCGCAGTCTCGACCTTAATCCCGCGAAAGCAAACAGTGCGAGGTTAGGTGACGCCATTCGTGAGGTGTTTGGCCGGGTGCGTATCTACCCTGATTATGTGGTGCAGCCGGTTACCCGGTTTGATGCCGCCGATCCTACGAAAATGCGCGTCCAGATGCTGCTGTGTCTCGGTGTCGGTGATTTGATTTATACCAATGGCGATATCAGGGTTGGCAGTACGCCAGCTTCAACGCTACCTGGATTTAGCAGCACCCATTACCCGCCAGGCGCGGACGTTTCCGGTGATGAGCGCAGCGAAAACTGGGTCAACTCCACCGAAGTGGGCGGGACGTCATCCGGCACCGGGCTGGATATGGCCCAGACGTCGCCGGACGCAGACGACATTATCGCAGACAGCATGACCGTCTCCGGATCGAGCGTGACGTTTACGGGGCTGGATACGGATGATGATGACGATAATGACGAGAACGATAACGCGCTGCCGCCCAGCTGGGTCGCTGGCGCCGTGGTCGAACTTAACGCCCCGGCGAACTACCAGATCACCACGGCGGCCGGATACAGCGTTATCGCAAGCCCGCTGCTGACGGAGATCGCGCCGGTAGTAGGTATGCCGGTGACGCTGGGGTTTAACTCTGTCGATTACGATCTGTTTATCGCGTCATATACCCCCGGTCAGGCTGCAGTACCCGGCACCGGGGGGAGTGCGGCAAAAGTCCAGGCCAGTGCGGCCCCGACCACCTACGATTTTTCGACCAGCTCCAGCACATTCACGATCACCTGGCAGGGGGTTACCTATCCGGTGTCGCTGGTGGCTAACTATGTCTCGATGTCGGGACTGCTGGCGGCCATCACCGAGGGACTCACCGGCTCCGGCCTGGTTGCGCAGGACAACGGCGGCACCGTACTAATAACTGAGGCGGCCAGTCCGTTCGCGGGTGGGGAGATCACGTCCTCTTCGCTGCCTGCAGCTGTTTTCGGTGATGCCCCGGTTTACACCTCCGGCACGGCATCAACCGGCGGCAGCCCGGCGGTAACGGCGAATGTGACGCTTGCCTATAACAGCGCCACGGGAACGGCCTTTTCCGGCATGCCGGAGGGGGTGCAACGGCTTTCACTTGCTCACCGCGGGAATGAGTACCGGATTGTGTCAGCTGACGGCACGACGGCGACGGTGGCGCGCCTGGTTAATGGTGCCGTTGATGAGTCATGGCCGGGATTCACCGCCCGGACGATGATCGACTATGAGGCCACTGGTCTTAACGACACGCTGAGCTGGCTGGGGCCGTTCCTGGTTTGCCCTGAAAATGAGACCGTCGATATGTTCGAGGTGAATTTCTCCTTCCCGAACGGCATCTGTGGCTTTGACAGCAAGGGGAAAAAGCGGCTTCGGCATGTTGAGTGGGAGATTCAGTATCGCGTCTACGGTTCCGGATCGGGGTGGGTGAGTCACCAGGGAGAGTATGCGCTTAAAAACGTCAACGGGCTGGGATTCACTGAGCGGATCACCCTCAGCTCACCAGGGCTGGTAGAGGTTCGCTGTCGCCGGCGCAATGAGCAGGGCTCAAACAACGCCAGGGATTCGATGTACTGGCAGGCACTGCGCGGGCGTCTGCTGACACGACCTTCATCCTATCCCGGCGTGTCGCTGATGGCGGTGACCGTTGAGACGGGCGGGAAGCTGGCGGCGCAATCAGACCGTCGCGTTAACGTTGTGGCCACGCGCGCCTATGACTCAGGAACGGCCAGAACCATTTCGGGGGCGCTGCTGCATGTCGGGAACTCGCTGGGGCTGGAGATGGATGCCGACACCATCAACGCGCTGGAGTCTGCGTACTGGACGCCACGGGGAGAGTATTTCGATTTCGCTACCGGCGACAGTATCTCTGCGCTGGAAATGCTGCAGAAGATAGCCAATGCCGGGAAGTCACGTTTTCTGCTGAGTGATGGCCTGGCGACGGTCAACCGTGAGGGGATTAAGCCCTGGACTGGCGTGATCACTCCGCATGAGATGGTGGAGGAGCTGCAGAGCGGATTTACCGTACCGTCCGACGATGATTTTGATGGCGTCGACGTGACATACATCAACGGGACTACCTGGGCAGAGGAGACCGTTAAATGCCGGACGCCAGACAATCCTACGCCGGTGAAAATCGAGGCCTACAAACTCGATGGGGTACTGAATGAGGATCACGCCTACCAAATCGGGATGCGTCGCCTTATGAAATACCTGCAGCAGCGGGTGACGTTCCAGACCACTACCGAGCTGGACGCGCTGTGCTACAACACGGGCGATCGCATTGTGCTCACGGATGATATTCCGGGTAACAACACGATTTCCTGTCTGGTGGAGGCGATGACAACGGCTGGTGGTGTGACAACGTTCACCGTTACGGAGCCGCTGGACTGGTCTTTCGAAAATCCCCGAGCGCTGATCCGCTATCAGGATGGCTCTGCATCCGGGCTGATGGTGGCGAGCAGGGTGGGTGATTTTCAGCTGTCAGTCCCGCACCTGAGCGAGTTTGATGACCCGATGAAGGTTGACCTGTCGTCGGCAACCATCGAGCCGATCCGCCTGGTGTTCTGCGGCTCAACGCGCCACGTCTACGACGCCATTGTAGAGGAGATCGCTCCGCAGTCAGACGGAACCTGTCAGGTCACCGCTAAAGAATACCTCGAATCGTTCTATGCCTACGACGACGCTACATACCCCGGCGACGTCGCGTAATACCCCATAACAACCCCTAATTAACTCTTTTCGCTCAAACCCTCGTTTGGGCGAAGCCTCTTTTTGGAGCAAAAATCATGGCCGAACTTAACCCGCCTTTGGGAACGACGACGCCTGAAATTTTCCTGGATAACGTCAAGCGCGCTGACGAACTGGTTAACGGTCCGGCCGGAACGGTTAACGACCGCGGCGGTGAACCGCTGGATACGTGGCGCCAGATTATGGCGGTGAATCAGGCAAAACAGGATCAGCTCGACGACATCATTACTTCCCTCGACACCGCCAGTTTTACTTTTTCCGACACTACTGCCGGACTGGCAGGAACCACCGACGGGCAATATTTCAGAGTCCCCCAGGGTGAAGGCGATGCTGTTGGATTTATTTATTATAAAAACAGTGCCGGAGCTGCAGTTGTGGTGGCCTCACTTGCTTCAGCCGAGATCACAAAGTTGCTCGGGAAAGATGACAGCCAGAAACTGGCCGCCTTTACTGATGATGACGGCGCCAGCGCGTTGGCACTGGATGAGAGGGGCGGGATATTTACTGCTGACTCGCCAGAAGACATCCGTAAAACGATTGGGAAAACCGGTTATGACCGGGCTCCTGCCATTCTGAAAATTACGTCCGCAGACAAGGCCGTACATGGCTTTATGGATGAATTCGGCGGCGTTCAGTTACCAGGCCTGCAGGGGAGCGTTCAGGAGAATATCAAAAGGCTGAATAAGCGACTTTCTGAGCATCTGGAACGGCGACGTGTTCTTGATGCCAGAGAGTGTGGGCTTGACCCGTTTTCTTCCGAGGACATGTGGTATCCCCTGCAGCGGGCGACAAACTGGCTGGGAGCTAATGGCGGCGGCACAATCTATATCCCTGAAGGGGCTTATCGAATTTCCCGCCCTGTCACTCCGGTGGCTGGAGTGGGTTATATCGGCGCCGGGAAAAAGAAAGCTCGCCTGCTGCCATTCAAAGCGACCGCACCGTTTCTGTATCGGGGTAATGAAACCTATATCGATAATCTGCTTTTTACCGGCTTTACCATTGACGGGGAAAATCAGACGCTTAATCCGGCATCCGGCTATCTGCCAGAAATTAAGGCGATATTTATCCAGTACTGGTCCAACAGCATCATTGACGACATGGAAATCGTTAATATCGGGGCCACAGGACTCGGTGTTGATATGCATTACAACTGCTTAATCACACGTTGCATTGTGGAAAACTGCGGTCGGCTGGCCGAACAAGGTGCACTGGGGGCCTCTGGTATCGGGATCGGAACCGGATTCCTGAACAGTGAACCGCTCTATGTGTCGCAAAACCTGTGCAGGAACAATAAAAACTACGGGATTTTTTACGAGCCACAAAGAGGGGTGGGAACCGCACAGGACATCATCACTACGGATAATGTCTGCCTTGGGAATTACGCGGGGATTGCTGACTGTGGTGTTGAGGGGCTGATTGTCTCGAATAACCAGATGCGCGGGAATACGCATGGTTTCCTGATGTACCCTGGCACAAACAACGGGGGTAAGCCTGGCCGCCGTGGCCGTCTGCAGGGCAATATTATCAGAGGGAATACCGAGAACGGCGTGACATCTGTTTGCTCAAAAACCGACCCGCTGTTAGGCGAATACGCCTTATCCGGCAATCATATTTATGAAAACGGAAAAGACGGTATCAACATGAATTACAGCTATCCGACGGTTAAAAACCTGAATAACGTCATCAGTAATAATGAAATATACCGTAATGGCCGTCATGGGGTTTCGCTTGAAGGTGGCGATGTCGTGAATCTTGATATCGTTTATAACCGTATTTATGACAATGGTCAGACGACAGCCGGTCACGCTGTTAATATTCAGGTCCCCATGTCCCGCTCTTCTGTATCGAATAACAAGCTTCGTGATACCCAGTCCACACCGACGCAGCAATACCCGGTGTTTGCGACAGGGGCTTTAACTGACGTAGACATTTCCTTTAACCACTGCGTCGGCAACGCACAGAACATGCTGAGTCTGACGGGTGTTAAAACCCGCGTCACCACATTCATTAATCCCGGGATAGATTTATGATAAACAGAATCATAAACAACATAATAAAGAATAATAAAGGTGGGGAGGTTTATTTTTCACCACCAGAAAAAAGCAGTATTTCTACTGACAATAAAATAATCTCCTCGCGTAATAAAAAAGGTAAGTGATATGGCTACTCTGGTAAAAAGCAGCAGTAAATTTATGGGTCGTAAGGCCGTCGCTACTGATGCCCCGCTGCCTGACAATGCGTTAATGTATCTGGACTTTGAAAACGGCCAGTTTATCCGCAGAACCGCAACCGGGGCGGTAATTCGCAGCAACAGCATAACTGACGTGATGTCATTTACCCGCGCCACCGTGGCAACGTATTTCGGTGATGACGGCCTGCTGAAATATGCAGCAGCTGGTGAACCTGTTATTGAATATGACCAGAATACGCTCGCCTGTCTGGGGTTCCGTCCCGAAGTGCGGGCCACTAACCGGGTTATCAACAGCCAGAACTTTTTAGCGGCGAACTGGAGCAAAACGGGGATCGAGGTTACCGATAATGATGCCGTGTCTCCTGACGGGAACAAGACGGCCAGCAAAATCATAGAGGCCGCAGGAGCGGCTAATACCGTTCACTCTCTTGCCACGACGGTCACCTATGCTGCGGTTGTCGGCCAGCCCTACACATTCAGCATTTTTGCAAAGGCAAACAGCGGATCTGTTATGCAGATTGCATTGCCTGCGGGCGTCGTCGCCAGCGCGCAGTTCGCTAATTTTGACCTGGTGAACGGGAAGATCACGCGCTCCTCTCCGCTGGTCATGCAGGCGAATATGGAAAAGTGCCCGAATGGCTGGTACCGCTGCTCGCTGACGATCAACCCTGTTGCCGCGGGCGAACCGGGTTTTACTGTCTGCCTTACCGGCGGAAATACAGCAGCTGAAGCACTCCCGGCCTACAGCGCAACAACCGTCGCATCGATTTACATCTGGGGCGCCCAGGCGGAACGGGCCGCAGGCTATACCTCATACATTCCGACGGCGGGGGCCGAAGCGAGCCGCGATGCGGATATATTAACGACCCCGTCCGGCTATACACTGATTGATTCTGCAAAAGGCGCGTTCTTTGTCTCGGTGGTGCATCCTCACAGCCTGAAATTATTATCGACGGCGTATGCTTCGCTTGCCTGCGCCGTCGTTCTGGATAATGCGGTGGAAGGTGCCCATTACCGCCTTGCCTGGCGAGGCAGGGACAACATGAACGGGCAGGCAGCATTTGCCGAACTGAATGCTGCCGGCGGGACGACGGTATCCGTCAACCTGCCGCCGTTAATGGCGGTCTCTGATTCCGAGCAGGCCGCATTCTGCATGTTCAGTACCGGCGATTTATCCATGAAAGCATTTGATGGTCAGGTCTGGAATTCGGCATCTCCCACGATCATGCCTGCTGCGCTGTCGCGCATCTGCCTGGGGCGCTCATATATCGGTGCATCAAACTGGTTTAACGGGCATATCAAAAAGTTCGTTTACTGGGCTGATAACATTTCTCAGTCTGAAGCCGAGGAATATTTTTCAGTTCTGTAAGAAGGGAGGGCATAGTGGCTATCAATTGTCATAGAGAATATTTTTTACCCCCCAAAAGTGTCCTGTTTTTTCCTTGGGTACATCCATTTCCCTGTGAGAGGATAAATTTTCAGTACCTACGAGGGATTCATTGTGGATATCAAAAAGTATTGGTGGGTAGTTATCGTGTTAATCGGTCTGTCTCTGTTCTGGCAGCGGGCAGATCTACACGAATGGTTTTTTAACGTTTTCAGCCACCCTGGAGAATGAAGTTATTATTGGCCCCCAGTTTTCATCTGGGGGTATTTATTAACTAAACCTTCCTGTTACAGATGCAATTTCTTCCGCAATAACCTGCAGCGCTGTTTTGCTGACCAGAGTCAGATCGTCAATCCGCGCCCGGTAAAACCGACCTGCAAAGGGTGTGGTGTCCGCCAGGTTTGATCCGATGCCATTCAGGTTAACAGCCGCCGGCGGATACGCGATTTTCCCCGTCCAGATCCCCTCATAAGCAAGAACCCCATCCAGATAAACCAGCCCCTTTTGCTGCGTGCCATCAGCCGACTCCTGATAGCGGATGCTCAGGCAGTGCAGATTGCCGTCGGGAAGACTGCCGATGTAATCCTTAATGCTGTAATTAATGCCACGCACGCACACCGTCAGCGCCGCGTTCATCCCAGCCGAACAGCACGAACGGCAGGTCGTTCGCTACGTTGATATCACCAATGCTAACCACTTTTTGTTT